AACACTAACTGGTCTTACTGTAAGTGGAACTACTAACTTACAAGGCACTACAAATGGTGCTACAATTAATGCTACTACTGTACAAGGTGGAACTATTGGTAACAGTGGTGCTACGCTTACTGGTACCCTATCAACTGCAGCACAAACTAATATTACAAGTGTTGGAACACTAACTGGACTTACTGTTAGTGGAACTACTAACTTACAAGGTACAACCAATGGTGCTACAATTAATGCTACTACTGTACAAGGTGGAACTATTGGTAACAGTGGTGCAACATTAACTGGTACCCTATCAACTGCAGCACAAACTAATATTACAAGTGTTGGTGCATTAACTAGTTTAACTATGGCAGGTGCTATAAATGGACAAACCATTAATGGTACTTCAATTCTTGGCACAACTATTGGTAATACGGCAAGTGCTATAAACGGTAATATTCATACTGGCAGTGCAATATATGCTGGCACTATTGGTAACACTGGTGCTACATTAACAGGAACCCTTTCAACAGCAGCACAAACTAATATTACCTCAGTTGGTATTCTAACTGGACTTACTGTTAGTGGAACTACTAACCTACAAGGCACAACCAATGGTACTACAATTAATGCTACTACTATTCAGGGTGGAACTATTGGTAACACTGGTGCAACATTAACAGGAACCCTTTCAACAGCAGCACAAACAAATATTACTTCTGTAGGAACTCTAACTGGACTTACTGTTAGTGGAACAACCAATCTTCAAGGTACTACAAATGGTGCTACTATTAATGCTACCAGTTTATTAGCAACTACTATTGGCAACTCAAGCAGTGCTGGCACATTCAGTACAATAACAAGTTCTACTCATACACCAAGCAGTAATAATGCTGTTACACTGGGAAGTGCAAGTGCTTATTGGAGCACCTGTTATGCCGTAACATTTACTGGAACATCAACTACAGCAAAATACGCCGACTTGGCCGAAATGTATCATGCAGATGCGTATTATGCACCTGGCACAGTTATGATATTTGGTGGTGATCTTGATGTTACTGTATCAACCCGCACACATGATACGGCGGTGGCTGGTGTAGTATCAACAAACCCTGCGTATCTTATGAATGATAATTTTGAACATGATAATTGGTTGCCAATTGCACTAACAGGTCGTGTGCCTTGCATGGTTCGGGGGCCAGTAGCAAAGGGCACACTCTTGGTAAGCAGTAATATAAAAGGTGTTGCTTGTGCATTGGATAAATCCTTATATGAACCAGGTTGTATAATTGGTAAGAGTATGGATATTATTACAGATGGCAGTATAAAGAAAATTGAAATAGCGGTGGGTAGATTCTAATGGCATTTCCAACTAGTCCTAGTGATGGTCAAACAACAGTTATAAACAATACAAGTTATACTTACAATGCTGCGCAAGGAACTTGGACTGCTACACAGGCTGGTGTTCGCACACCTATTACAATTGCTGCAAACACTGCCGCAACATCCACGAGTACAGGTGCGTTACAAGTTGTTGGCGGTATTGGTGTGCAAGGCAACGTGTATGCTGCCAATGTTGGATTTAGCGATGGAACTGTGTTTAACACTGTTCAGTCATTTGGTAGCAGAAACCGTATTATTAACGGCGATTTTAAGGTAGATCAACGCAGCGGCGGCGCTAATGTGGCAGTTTCTACAAGTAGTGCCGTATATTATATTGATCGTTGGATTTGGAATGTTAGTGGTTCTAATACTCAAAGTAAAGGTTACACTGGATTTAATCAAAATAGTATTCCTAGTCCTGCTGGATTTTTTAGTTATTATGGTTGGACAACTACTGCTGTGCCTTCGACATTAAACACTGGTGATTATCTTTTCTTATCACAGAAGGTTGAAGGTTACCAAGTTCGTGATTTAGGTTGGGGTCAAACTTGGGCAAGAAATGCTACATTAAGTTTTTGGACACGCAGCAGCAATGCTGGTGTTTATAGCGGATTTGTAAGAAATAATCCTACATTTAATAACAGTTTGATTTTTACATATAACATACCCTCACCAAACACTTGGACTTATGTTGCTATACCAATAGCAGCACCAACTAGTGGAACATGGGGCGGTGGTAATGGTGTTGGTATTGAATTAGGTTTTACACTATGGAATGGTTCGACATATGCACCAGCAAGTGCAAATACTTGGAGTAGTGGTAACTACACTGGTGCAAATAGTCTTGCATTGAGCGGCAACGTGCTAACAGCAGTTGGTAGCAGTATGCAATGGACAGGTGTGCAATTTGAACCAGGTAGCGTTCCAACACCATATGAATACAGACACTATCCAGCAGAACTTGCAATATGTCAGCGATACTATTATAACCTTACAAGTGGTGGTAGAGAATGGGGTCCATGGATAACTTATACTTCTAACGGTGATACTCGTGGGCGTGTCAATCACCCTGTACAAATGCGTGTTGCTCCCTCTGTATCTTTTAGTACAACAAGTTGGAATATGATTGGCATCGGTGCGGGTACAGCAGGAAACAATGTTACAGTAAGTGCCTATGGACCTGTAAACGTTAGTATGACTAGTATTACTGCTACTGCAATTACAGTAGACGGTTGGAGTATAACCACCGCAGCTATAAGTGGATGGGGTTCACAGTTAGCCTGGGGCAGTAACCAAACAGTTTCAGTTTATGCAGATGCGGATATGTAAAAAATGGCAAAATATTTACTAACTTGGCACGGAACTATTATTGATAATGAAGATGGATATCATATTCCACAAGACACGGACAATCGTCATTTTCAAGAATATCTTGCATGGAAAACAAGTGGTAATTGGCCTGATTTTGAATTAGAAACCTATGCTTTAGATACTGCAGGTAATCGTTATATTGCTACACAATTCAGTCAAATGAAATATAGTCTTGAACACTTTCCTAGCGAAGTTGCAATACCATAAATATTGTTGAGGAAAACATTATGGGAAATCTAAACACCGCATTATATCGTCGTAATTATACAGGAGAATCTGTAACTTATGTACAAGATGGACAAATGAAAAGTGTCTTTGCAACTCCTCGTAGTTTGCCTTATGATATGAGTGTTAAATCTGCTGTTGTTTTAGGAAATGGTGTTAGTCGTTTAGAATCAGATATTCAGCTTATTCTTTCACAAAACAATGTGAGACTTGCAGAAGGTTATAAATTTACATATGCATGTAATGCTGCTTATCGTGATACATCAGCAGATTATTATGTTATAAAAGATAATGTTTTCTTTTCTGAAATTTCGTTAGATCAATACAATAAAATGTTTACACCAAATGACACATGGGTTGCTTATAAAGATACAAATTTACTTCCCCATTGTTACCACTTAGATGCTGGCAGTGCTGCTGCATATTTGGCTGCATTTGACGGCGCTAATAATGTATTCTTATTTGGCTTTGATGGTTCAGATAGCGTAACTAGTGAAAATGTTTATACTGGCACGGTTGGTTATGAACATCCAAAATTAATTGAAAATTTTGATAAATTTAATATTTTTCTTTATAGTGTTATTAAAACTTATAATTCAACTATGTTTTATAGAGTAAGAAATCATTTCACAAATGATTTTAATCCAATTCTAAAAACATTACCTAATTATAGAGAAATTACTGTTCGTGATGCAGTTATTTTAGGCGACTTCTAATAAATCTTTAATAGTTTGTAATTTATCTTTTATAACTTTGCTGTTAAGTGAATTGTATAAACCTGGGTGTAGCGGTTTTGGAGTATTGCTTAAATCGCACCAAGCATAACCTTTATGTTCATTGCTAAGTGACGGTATAAATTCTGTTTTTACTAATAAAACAAACGTATGATAATTAAAGTGTCCGTCAGGTGATGAAAATAATTCAATGGGAATAGTTTTAATTATATGTGGCAAAAAACCAATTTCTTCACTTATCTCTCGCAGCAACCCTTCATTAAGTGTTTCTTGCTGCTCCAATTGACCACCTACCAAACCCCAAGTGTCACTGTAAGTATCTTGATCACGCAATAAAAATAAACCACGTCCAGTTTTTGCACTTAAGAATAATGCGCCAGCAGCAGTTAAATTACGATTGACCATAGACCTTCTTGATACAGACCTTCCCAACTTTTTTGCCATTGATTTCCATTCCATGCATATTGAATACTACTAAAAGTGTTAGTTACATAACTTGCGTTGCTGACTGAATTTGGACGATATGCTACAAACCATGAATTGCCATTATATTGAATAATATCATTTGGCAATGCTGTAGTAATACTACTATTAGCATTTTGCCATGCTGATGCTCCATTACCTAAGCTTGCTCCGCCCATATTATTAACAAGTAAATATCGCTGACCTGTACTTGCGGCAGGCAATCCTGCGCCAGGTCCATTTACTTGTGGATCAACAATAGCGTTAATGCTTGGTAATATATTTGTAGGTATAGTAGCAGTATCAACGTTAAAAAGTAAATTATTTGGATTTGTAGCATCATATGCTACAGTTCCAGTTATTAATCTATCAGTAACTGTGTCTGTCAGATATAGCATGCTATAATTATTAGCTATTTCTCCAAAACTGTGTATCACTGGTGCCCATGGAATAGCATTGCCTATTGTTGTAGGCATCGACAAATAACTATTGTTTAATTCTGGTCCATGATTTGGAAATAGTGTTACATTGCCATTATTAACTAATGCTTGATAACCAGTTGGTGTAAAATACTGACGGTTGCCAAGATTATTAGTTTGGTCTATTAACGCTTGACTTGGATTGCCCAACGCATCATATACATTAGCAACAACGCTTTGTACTATTCCAAGACGCAATAGTTTAGCAGGTGTAGTGATCCAAATTGGCAATTCAAACGTAAAAGTAGCAACGTCGATAGGATCATCGCTGCCTACCGGTATATTTCTTGTACTCCAGTTTGTTCCTGTTAGTAGTATATAACTTAAACTTGTCCAATCAAGATAGTTATCAGTGCTTTGAATTTCCATGTCAGGATTAAATTGCGCACTTATCTGTTCCCACAATTGTAATTTTTGATCAAAGTTACTTGTCCAAATCTCCATATTGACAGTCAATCTATATGGTGCTGGCATTAAACGATTAACACTAAAATTTTGTCCTTGATTAGAACTTACATTTCCTGTTAGCGGATCATTTGCACGAGAGCGTAGTGAAATATTATCTACAAATTTTGGTTCTTGCATGCGCGCACGATCATAATCAACTTTAGTAATATAAACAACCATAGCAGGCACAGCATTGATACTATTATCACTATTTTGACGCATAATAGCGGCAACTTGGCGATTTGTATCTGCATAGCGACATGGCACTCTGTATAAAACACTGTTGCCATTAATATCTTTGCCGAACTCAACATACATGTCGCTAAAAATGCGAACAAATTGATTCATAAATCTGCGTATTTGTTTATCGTAAAAAAATTGACCCACAGGTTTATCCTAATTTATCTGGCGTAAGTTTAAGTAAATTACTTAAAGTTTGATTACTTGGAACAGTTGCTCCATTAGTTAGTTTAACTGTGGCGGTGTTGTTAATAAATGAGCCAAGTTGTGTATTTGTATTAGCGCCTGTGATATTAGCACGATTTACATCTTGTATCGCAACCCATGTTGTTCCGCTATATCTAAACAATCTATTAGGAACATAGTCTGTGCGTAAAACATATTGTCCTTGTTGTGGGTTTAACGGAAATGCAGTATCGACCGTTACAGGCAAGCCATTTGGTGGCGCACCATCAGCAGTTAAGTAGCCTGGAATAGCAATAATGGGACTAATTCCATCTGCTGTAGGCAATATGTAAAGACTATTTGTGCTGTATCCACTGTTTGGAACATCGCTATTTGCTTGTGCAACAACCGCATCATTTATTTTGAGATTAATGTTATAATTACTCATCATATCTCGAAGTGTTGTATCAGTTGATTTATTTGCTGGTTGATCAAGTATATCACGATATTCTTGTCCATCAACCATAGGCACAACTTTACAACGCCATAGGTGACTCCACCATGTTTGTGCATAAC